GCGGGAGAAACAATCCTCGTAGACAAGGTGGTATACCTAGACGAAGACGGCATGTGGTATCTTGCCGACGCAGAGACTGTAGGGAAGTCAGAGAACGTCATTTTAGGCATCTCACGTGGCGGTGGTACAACGGGAAATGCCATAGGCGGTGGAGTTACTGTTTTTGGAGGACACACGGCTTCTAGCGCAATTTTTACTGCAAATACGCACTATTATGTGTCTGATACAGACGGGGAACTTTCAGATACACCGGGGACACTAGAAGTATCTCTTGGTGTCGCAAAAACGACCACACTTATTCTGCTGTATCCTCGGTATAATCAACAACTAACCGAAGCAATCCAAGACGCGTTACAAAACCCAACGTCAGGTACACCACTTTCTGCCGATAATGGTGTTGTGGATGAGGCAGACACAAGCACTACACCAATAGCAAACAAGATACCACGTGCTGACGCTGATGGGAGTATTGACGGGTGGATCGGAACGTTAGGTACACTTGGTGAAACATTAGCAGAGGGAGTACTTGTAAAGCCAGTTAATGTCTCTGGTTCTGCAAAGTATACACAATCACACGGACTCTATCCAAGTAAATCTGGCGGTCATACCGTAGGTACGATGAGTACAGTTAACAGCACAATGGCAGATGCGATAAAAATAGAAAAAATGACAGACGAACTTGCGGTTTGTATGTTCAGGGAATCTTCAACAGCACGTATCACATTCAGTGTACTGAAGATGAGCACAGCGGGTGCTATTACAGCATATGGTGGTTACGACACAGGCTTATCAGCAGTGGCATCATACGGTTTTGCTGACATAACACGTCTTACAGATACGACGTTTGTCGCGGTGTGGAATAACTCTAATGACTCACACTATTCAACTGCTGTCATTGGGACAGTAAATCCTTCTACTGGTGCCATTACATTTAATACACCAGCCCGCATTCAAACAGATACTAATAGCAACGGTGTCCAAAACGCAGTATCTCGATTGACAGATACATCATTTGTGTACGCGTTCAGCGGAGCGTCTAGTTACGTGAAGACGTTGGTTGGGACGATATCTGGGACAACAATTACACCGCACACAATCGTCTCTTCAGGAACACAGATGCAACTGTCTGATAATGCCGCATTCAAGGACAGATTAAAAGTGGTATCACTCTCAGACACCTCATTTGTTGCTTCTTTTGTGGGGACAAGTTCAACAACGGTTAATGCGTTTGCTGGAAGTGTTGGCGTGGATGGGTATACGGTAACACTCGGCTCCGTTGTTTCGGAAACATACACACCATTGCATGGTATAAGTATTGACAAGGTATCAACAGAAAATGCTGTAATATCCTTTGGAGTTAGTGGCGCCGTCTATGTCTTGCCTATCTCTATCTCTGGAAACGTTGTTACAAAAGGTACTGTCCAGTCTGTATCAACACAGTCTGGGTATCTTGCACGAGTGAAAACAATAAAAGAAATAAGTCCTGATGTATATAGTATGGTATCACTGTTTCGTGTGTCTACGACATTATATATTGGTGTATTTCATCTCAATGTCGCAACAAAGACGGTAACTTCAGGTGTTTACATAACAGCAACAGCGTCAGTAACAAACGACGAATACTCTGGCGCTGATATTAGCGTCTTACAAGACAGCCAAAACCAAATGTATGGTGTTGCGGTTGGGAAAAACAGTGCTGATTTAGTTGCATACCCTGTTACATTTTCAATGACATCAGACATAACTGACTGTGTCGGTATCACACAAGAGTCGGGTGATGAAGATGACATAATAACAATTACAACAGACAGGAACATATCATCTGCTCATTCTGATTTAGTTGTTGGAACAAAAAAATATCTTCAACATGACGGTTCGTTAGGTGATACGGAAAGCGATGTATTGGTTGGCGTACCCTTGTCAGAAACAAAAATGTTTCTTAAGTTCGGTGCATAACTTTATTATATATAGTAGTTAACATCATGACATCACAAGACCAAGCAATTAAAGATGTGGGAACAGCGTTTAGTTCTGGAGGACAGAGCGGTCTTAGTGCTGAACAACAGGCTGCGTTTGATAAGGTTCGTATTGCGTTTTCGGATACGAACACGCAGACAGTACAACCTTTTACAAAAACAGAAAAAGTAATCTCAAGTGATGATTTGGAAAACGTATTTACCGAGGACTCTGCAAAGATTTTAAGCATGGGGCAGAACACACAAAGTAAAACGCAAACACAGCCAGCAGAAGTAAAAACGACAACGGATACGACGGTGCAAACAACAGGAGACGCGATGACCGACCGCATGCTTGCAGAGGAAGCGAAAGAGAAAGAAAGACTTGACGCTGAAGCACAAGAGAAAATAAAAGAATACAATAATCTTTACACGACAAGCCTTGAAACACTTAGCGCAGAAACACAGTCGCTCATAAACAGTATAAACAATACCTTTGCACAAAGAATTGAAACTCAACAAAAGATAAACGCAAGAGACATAGACGCACGAAAAGCATATGGTCTTTCGGGTGGCGGGCAATACACCCCGATTTCTTGGAACGACGCAATCACAGAACAAGAAACAAAGGCTGCCGACAAGATAAAGTCATTGGAAAGCGAACGCGACTCGCTCATCGGACAAGCAAAATCTGCTCAGCAACAAGGAGAAGCAGGGTTGTTGCGTGAAAAACTTTCTGCAATAGAAAACATAGAAAATAATATGCGTACAATCATGAATGACGTACGAGCGCAATCAAACCGCATTCTCGCACTGCAAAAAGACGTACTCAAAAAGAAAGAGGAAGAAGAAACCGCACGTGTGGCAAAAATAATGTCAGAACTTACCACGTTGTCGTCAAAGTTCGTCGATGGGTATGAGGACATGAGTGATGAAGAGAAACACGCATACATAGAGAAGATAGCCACATCACAAGGTGTCAGTTATTCTTCAGTGTATGGCATATTTGAAAACGCACTGATTGGCAAACAAAAGAGTGCGATACAAGCAAAGAAAGATGCGCTTGATATACAAAGCACAGAGGAACTTATCAAACAACGGCAAGCGTCCACAGCGAAGACGTGGTCAGATATTGCAAATAAAAAAGACGAGGAAGAAGAAGCAACCGCAGATCAAGAAATAGGAAAGGCAATTCTTCACTTCAAAAAACAAATATCAACGAAAGATTGGGCTGGCGTAAACCCAGACGAATATCAACAGATGTATGACTATCTCTCAAATACATACGGATACAACGCCGTTAAGAAATTGCAAGAGGCAATGGAAAACGAAGATTTATCAGTAGACTACGATAACAAATAAGCACCATGCAAAGACCGTCATTTCTTGATGACACAGATAACAATGTGTCGCCAACCTCAAAACGCCCGTCGTTTCTTGACGGTGCAGATTACAGCGTAACACCTAAAACCGTTACTCCCACAGAGACGAAAGAAAAGAAAAACGCATGGGAACTCTTGGGGGAATTGGGAAGCAACGTAGGAAAGGTAGGCTCAAATATCGGGAAGATAATCACGACACCAGAAGGACGTGAGGATTTTGCTATGTCGCTTGAGGGTGGGGTAAAGTCTTTGACAAAAGCAACATATGACTACGCTGATTTGTTTTGGGGTGGTGCGTCAAAGGCATTGCAGAGCGTAGGGCTTCCGAACACGGTAGCGAGCGCAACAAAGGAGTCAGTAAGAGAAAAGTCAGACGTTGTCAATAAAGAACTCCGTGATTTTATGGAGGGGTACGAACTCGCATACAGTCCTGAATATGTAAAAAAACAAGATGAGATACGGAGGGCAGAGACGGATATACGTCTTATGGAAAATGACATCAATATGCTCAAAAAAGAGATTGACTCTTTCCCTGAAACATTTGCGACACAAAAAGAACGAGACGAAGCAGGTAAAAAAATAAATGAATACAACAGGATGATTGAGCGATCAGAAGGACTCTTTTCAAAGATTGACACGTTGTTATCAGAAGAAAAAGGGTTTATTGACCGTATTACAGGAGAGGGTGGAGTCCATGAGATTTCAAAGATACTCGGTATGTCTCTTCCTACGACAGCGGCGTTATATGGGGCAGGTATCGTTACTGGTGGTTCTGTACCAGTACTGCTTGCTACGTCATACATGGCGAATGCGGGCTTTGCGTATGGGGAAGCAAAAGAATATGTTGCTAACTCTGGTATAAACATGGACAGCCAAACGGAAGATAAACTAGGGAAAATAGCGATATTAGTAGGGGCAATGACGGCTCCACTTGACACACTGGGTTTTGAGGGTGTTATGGCGAACAAAGACTTTTTGAATATAAAAAACACACTTATAAAAAATATCGTAAGACCGATACTTGATACGGGGATTGGGGCAGTGTCAGAAGGAGGCACAGAGTTTCTGCAAGAAGTCATCAGCAATGCGTGGGCAATGACGTATGATGAACATAGAACACTTTTAGACAACACGTATGAGGCAGCGTTCGCTGGTGCGTTAATGGGTGGCGGAGTAGCGGTTACTCAATATGCAACGGGGAGCGCACAAAAGCAACGTGCAGAGTTAGACAAATTGCGAGCGTCATGGAAACTCATCCTTGGGTCAGATACAATGTTACAAACGTATATTGCTGAAGAAGTAAAAAACGGGTCGTCAGGAAAAGACATTGTTGCCAATATACAAAAGAACGCAAAAGATATAGGGAAGACTGTTGATATACAAAAGGTTGCTGATGACGTGTCATCAGTGGTGTCTGCATGGAAAAACACGTCTGCACAAATACAACATACGATAGCGACGGAAGGAAAAAGTAAGGCAATTCTTGATGTGGTGGCAAAGGGAGAAACGACAGAGAAAGCAGAGGAAATAATAGCAATGTTATCAAAGGATGCTACACCACAAAAAGAAACAGATGTACAGATGACGGATATTGAGTCCACACTGACAAACATTCTTCCTGCAAAAAAAGAAACATCCTTGACAGAAAAAACTCCTGCGATGCTTCTTGAGGAGATTGACACCATGCGTGGTGATACAGAAGAAATAGATACCACAATCGCAGATTTGAAACAACGTATTGACGAAGCGCAAACGGGGTCGCAAGAAAAAAAGGACTTGAAAATACAGTTGTCCAACATGCAAAAACAGCGGGCTTCTTCGGACGTGGCATATCAAGAAAGGTTACAAACACACGCAAAAGATTTTCGCACATTTGTCAAGAGTTATATACATAATACTTATGCCAATAAGGGACTGTCCAATGAAGACATTGACACAATCATAGATAGTGTTGTATCTGAAAGTGTGGGGACAAGTGAAAAAACACTTGGTGAGATTATTGATGGCATCGTAGGTGAACATAAGAAGAAAAATGTTTCTGGTGTGAAGAAGAAAGAAAAGGTTGTGGTCAAGAATGAGAAAGATGTGAAGACGAAAACGGATGGTGATACGAAAAACAAGAAGTCTAACGCTGAAGCATTGGCAATGGCAAACGACGCAAACCAAGCAACATCTGATGCTTCATTATTACAAGAAGCTAGGAAGTATAAGAGCGCAGAGGAGTTTATAAAGGCACAGGGGACACTTGTTTATCACGGGACAGCGTCTAAATTCGAAATATTTGACCCAAAATTTAAGGGTTACTCTACTGATGCAGAAAGTGCGAAAGGAGCTTTTTGGTTTACTGACGACCCAGCTACTGCAAAGGCATATGCCATTTATGCCGCTGAAGATGCCCCAGTTCAAAGATTATTAAAACAAGCAGATGAAGCTGAAAAATTAGCACAAAAAACAGGGAAAGAAAGTGATTGGGCTAAATATGATAAGTTAATTGAAGAGTCTGAAAAACTTGCAGAATACGATGCAACATTTAAAAGAAGAGAAATGGCAAATGTAAAAGAAGCGTATGTTAAAGGTGAATTTTTAGAAATAGATGCTAAAGGAAAAACTCCGCAAGAATTATCTACTGACGATAATATAGACAGTTGGTTAAATTCTAAAATTAAAGAAGCTATAAAGAAAAATAAGGCTGGACTAAAAATAATAAATATAGATGATGCTGTTGGTCTTTATAATAAACCATCAACTCATTATGCAGTATTTAACGCAGAACAAATAAAAACCCAATCCCAACTAACCGACATCTGGAATAAAGCTCATTCCCAACAGCAAGCCTCACCAGAGCAAGCCTTGATAGAAGAAGCCAAGAAGTATGGGAGTGCTGAGGAGTTCGTGAATGCACAACCAACTAAGATTTATCACAGCACAAGTGCCGAAAATAAGGCAACAATTTTACGAGAAGGTTTTAAGAAAGGCAGTGAATTACCAGAAGAAGCTTTTAGAGGTGGTGGACACGGGTCAATGCAAGATAGTATAAGCTTTGCAGACAATGTAAAAGACGCTTCCCGTTTTGGCATATCTCAAAAAAACACGCTTATTGAAGCTGAATTAAAACCAAACTCTAAAATAATAGATAGAACTGATATTGAATTTGCCGAAGAACTTAATTACGAAATACCTAAATTATTAAAAGAAGGGGTAGACGCAGTTAGATTACCAAATACAGGAGAAGGAGAAATTGTGGTTATAAATCCAAAGGCGATAGGCAAAATTACTAATTCTTTTGATTATAAAGGAGTTGAGGCTAAAAATCTTGATAAGCTTTTTCAATCTAAAACAAAAACCCAATCCCAACTGATCGACATCTGGAACGAAGCACATGACGCAAAGTTTAAGAAGAAAGATTTGTCGTCAATAAAAAGAAACATGACACCTGATCAAGCGAAGAAGTTTGTGCAGTCTGTATTCGGCGACTCAGTAGACGCACGTTCTTTACGTGGTGCTTTCTTTGGCGAAACAGACGGTATGTATTCTCCTGCGAAAGTATGGAGAAAAGCAATGGTTGAATACAAAGTCATCAACGGATTGACAGATAGACGTATTGTGTTCCATGAGGTATTTCACGCATTCCTTGAGAAAAACCTTTCCAAAGAAGAATACAATGCTCTTATAGAAAAGACGATGAACAGTCCGCTTTTGCAAGCGTCCCTCAATACACAGTTTCCGTCATACGAAACAAAACGAGAAAAAGCAGAAGAGTGGCTTGCGGATGATTTTGCACGCTACGTAGATAGTGTCATGGGCAACGAGACCGCTGTTTATGAAAAAACAAATAAGACATTATACAAAAAACTTCTTGAAGTAATCCGTACCTTTGTAAGAAATGCAATAGGTGCCCAGAAAATATATAGCGATATTCTTTCTCGTGTGGATATGGACATGTTTAAGGATGAACTCGCTGAAACTGGAGAGATGATATTGCGTTCGTCTGGCGTTATGGATGAGATGAAAAATGCTCGTGAAATAATAAAAGATATTCCCATGAGCGAACTTATTGGAAAATGGAACGGATACATACAAAGCGGTAAGTCTTCTCTTTCTGGTATATTTGACCGTGTCCTTGCAATGGCGATACCACAAGCGGTTGCTGTTGAGCAAGAAATGCAAAACACAAACCGTGTTGACTTCCTTGAAGACGTTAAAACACGTTTGAAGATTGACTTTGATGTGTATCTTGTAGACACAATCATTGCTGGTGTGAAAAACGACGCAGTAACAGGGGTAAAGAATGTGGAGGCGTGGGGTATTACACTTGATAACTCAATTGCTATCGTAAAAGACGCTGTAAAGAACACCGACAAACACGAAGTGGTACACCTTGTCCTTGCGAATGCGGAGAACATCCCCGTAATGAGGGAGCATGGGATTACAAAAGAAAAAATACTTACCGCGCAGGCGACAAGTGAAGGAAAAACATATAAAGACTTAACACTTTCTGAACGTGTGGAAATTGAAGAGCGTGTTGCTGAAGGGTACGAGGCGTACAAAGGAGGAAAACAATATGCAGGTATTGTTGGCACATTTTATCGTTTACTCAAGCAAGGAATGGATGCCGTGCAAACACTTCTCGGGCATGTAGATGAAGTACAACGATTTTATGACATCTTGGAAACTGAAACAGCGGGTGCGCAGGAGGTTGTGCGTATAAAAAACAATGGGGTGCTGTCTTCTCTTATAGAAGACAGCGTACTTGACGCGCGCGGTTCTGAACATTCTCTCCGCGATTATGACTCCGTGCGTAAAATGGATATAGTAAAAACAAAAGAAGTTGATCCGCTCATCAAGGAGGCACAAAAATATGAAACACTGGAGGAGTATGTGCAGGAACAAAACAACACAACAAGAAGAAAAAAATTGATTAATGAAATTAAAGATATTATAGATAATAAAAAAGAAAAAGTTGATGTTGAACAGGATATTGAAGATGAAGTAAACGACACGGTGTTTGACGCTGAAGATGCCGTTAATAGTGGGTACCTCAAAGAAGCAGATGACGAACTGCTCCCCGACGATGTTTCATATGGGTACATAGATGACGGGAAACTTATTTATGAAGACTCTGACGCTGGATACATTGTTATTAATGGCAAACAAAGTGATTATTACGGCATTGATAATTATTTGGAAGAGTCAGGTATAACAGACAGTTTGCGTAATGATTTGCGTGATAAGTTACACAAAGAGTCATCTGATCATCAAAAAAATATAATTGTTAATAAAAGGGTTGAACACTTAAAAAAAGAAATGCTCGCATATTCAGACGAGCAACTGTACGCTCTTAAAAATAATTTAGAAAACACAGGGTATAAAGGGAAGCCTTCAATGTCTCAAAGATACATATCTGCAAATGATGACGTTGAGTATGATATTACTATTATACAGAAGGCATCTGCACGTCACTCAAACACAGAGTATGATGAAATAAGGAAAAGCGAAGACTTTGTGAACTTTGATGGAGACGTTGAGGAATTGAAAAAAACAATAGGAAGTGATTTTTCTGTAGATACCAGAACACTCCCCGACATCTGGAACGAAGCACATGACGCAAAGTTTAAGAAGAAAGACGACATTATAGAACGTACGCGTGAAGAGCGTGATACGGACGTACTAGTCAATCGCACCAAAGGTGATTACAATATCGTGTCTCTGGCGATAGAAAGACTAAGTGAAAAACTAGGAAAAGCAATAGACGACTTCAAAGAAACGCACATAGAAAAGTGGGAAATGTTAGATGAAAAAATAACTGAGTTTTATGAGGACGAAAATATAAACGATATAAAAGATATTGCGCGCAACATGACGCGATCATACGCAATTACATCAAAAGGAATGGAAAAAATAGAAATGCGTGGGCTTATTCCAAAAGAAATAACAGAAAAAGCCATTGAGTACCGAAAAACAAAGGCTGAACTGGTACAAACAGCAAAGATACTTTCGTCTATAAGAAAGGAGATAGCCGGCATTAAAAAAGATACGAAGAACAAAAAGCGTATATTACGAGATGTTGAGCAACGGCTGAAAGCACGAGAAGAATATCTTGATAATAAATATCGTTTCATCGAGCAGGGTATTAGAAAAGCAAGGAAAGAAATGAGCGGTATTATGGGCGAACGTACACGGAGACTTGCTCTTGCCAAGGAATACCATGGCATGACAGATAGACATATCGGATTACTTCGTAAAGGAAAGAGCATTCGTGATATGACAGACGATGAGTTTGGCGAATTTGTCATGCTCGTAGACAGAGAGGGTGCTGTTATTGCAGAAAAACGAAATGCTATTATGTTACTTGAAGCAACAATCCTTGAACGTGATTTCCAAAAATGGGACAATTTGCGCCAAGTGCTTGGACTCCCCCAAAATATATCTGACATGACCGCAGTAGAAATAACCTTACTCACAAACACACTTCGCCAGTACAAAAAAGGAGACGTGTTCTTGCCAACACGTCTCATGGAGACGCTTGGACACACGAGACTTGAGGGACTCCGTACAGAAAGAGAGATACGTGAGGACGCGTCAGAATTGTCAGGAAAAGATATTGGAATGGACAAGGGTATTAAAGAAGCACGGTATTTCAAACGGGATAATCTGTTGAGACGAGCAAGCCCGTTACTTGATGTCATCGTAGGAAAGTTTACGAAAGCAGACATAAAAAGAAAAATAAACGCACAAAAAAATATAGATATTGCAAATGAAGCGATAAAGAAAGCGCGCGCGTCCAGAAAACGAAGCGTTCTTGAGCGTATAATCCCTACGGACAAAAAAATAAAAGAATATATGGAGGCAACAACGGAAGGAAGAACAGAGATTGCAAAAATGATGACAAAAGAAGAACTGGAAGCCGCCAAGTTATTGAGCGCGATGATGTATGAGTATTACAACAGAGGTGTCGCGCAATCCATTAAAAGAAAGTTTAATTCTCGTTTCGTTGGCGCATACTACCACCACACACAACGTGGATTTCTTGAGGCGTTGAAAGATGACGGTTTCATCAGCGCGTTTGTGGAACTGCTTGTAAAAAACAAACACGAGCAAACGATGATGACTATTCTAAACGGGAAAACTGGAGATATTCTTCCATATGAAAAGTTTGTTGGTGCAAAACAATTTCGTTCCAACACCATGAAAGAAACGCTGAATGTGGCGCAGGCAATGGAGCGATACATATTACAAATGGAAAATGCGTTTGCACTCGATGAAATGATACCTGAAGTTATGGCGTATACCTATGCGTTTTCTCCCAAAAAAGAAACCGAGTACGGTGTTAAAATGGACACACGGTTACAAGATTTTGTCAAGGAATATATAAACACAAAAAAGGGACGACCTGTGAAACTTGTATTTGAGCCCGGTGGATTATTCAATACAATGATTACCATGTCTGTAAAAATAGCACGCATGATGCACCTTGGAATTAACATACCGACACAAATCGTGTCCCCCATTGGTGAAATGGTTGCAAACCTGACGAGGCTTGGAGCGAAGAAACTTGCACTAGGAGAATTGCGCATGAAAACAAAAAAGGGAAAGGTGATACTAGAGAAGTATAAAGGTATCATCGGTATGGGATTGTTTCGGTCGTTTGTAGAGACCTCAAATACACCAAACGATGTTGCCATGCTTATTGCTTTTCCTATTTACCACGCAAGTAGTTATCACGCAACAGCACAGTTTGTTCTTGCTTCTCTCACAGAAGAAGAGTACATATCTGGTGATGTATCTCTTGAGCGTATGACGGAGATTATGCTATCCGCTGGGAAATATAGAAAAATAGAAGGTCAAGAGTCTATCAGGGGACACTCTTCTGAAATAAATGCACTCAGTTTGTACCGAGGATGGGCTATTCCTCTTGTAAACGGCGTGTTCACAACAGCAATTGACCTTACGAAAATGATAAAAAAGGATGGTATTAACGCGTTGAAAACTCCTGAAGCGAGAGAAATGTATTATGCAATAGGTGTTGGGTTGTCAATACTTACATTGTTTGGTTCTCTATACGATGACCTTGAAGACAAGGACGACCGTACCGTCATAGAAGATGTTATATTCAAAGCAATCCGAGAAGCAAACACGATTTACGGAGCATTTGATATAACTATGTGGACACAAAGTGCGTATTTGGACTTTATCGGAAACGTTGCGAACTCTTTATGGAGCATCATTACACTTGAGAGGAATAGCAAAGGTGATTTTGTTGGTATGGGGAAATTGAGCAAAACACTTACGCCAAACATAATAAAACGGATACTTCCTGACGAAGAAAAACAATCAGTAAAAATGTCTGGCTCAGTAAAGAAATATATTGAAAAAGGAAACGTAACAAAAGAGACTGTTGCAACTATTGCGGAGGAGTTGTTCGGAACATTGTATACAGAAGGAAATGAGTCATACAAGAGAAATAAAGAAAAACAAATTATCCGTGCGGTTGCCTTGTATACGACATACGGAAGTGATGATGAGTTTGCAAATGTTCTCGTCAAGGAGTCAGATCATAATGTGATAAAATTATATGTACTTGAACATGACACGAACGTGGCAAGGTATAAAGAAAAAATAAAAATGTTCGGTATTGTAAGTAGTATTATCAGCGAAGACTTCAAAAAACAACTCGAGTCAATACGGAATGCAAATAATGCGGATAAAGAACGTATACAAGAAATACTTACAGCAAAAGATGAAGATAAGAAAAAAGAGATATTGTCAAGTGATATCAACTTTGCGAAACGTGCGTTTCAAAAATATGGTATTATTAACAAAGACCTTTATCAGTCAATCATAGACTAACTAACATGACACAAGACACACTCACCGGCACATTTGTTGCCGAAGACGCACGCACAGATGAGGAAAAAGCACAAGATTATACTTCGGACGAGATACTCGGAGGAAGTGTTGTTTTGCCCGTGTGGCAAGAAAAAGAAAAGTTTGACTGGGATATATGGTCGCTCCGAGATCAGATAAATTCATCATCATGTGGAGGGCAGGCAGGGGCAAAGGCGATAGAGGGATTTTATCATGTCGTCGCTTCCGCAACACCGATATATCGTCATAGGGCGAACTTCGCAGGTGAGGGTATGTGGCAACAGAACATCGGAGACATTCTGAAAAAGATAGGTACGACAAGCGAAGCACGCATGACTTCGCAGAAGATAACAGAAGAAAAACTCAACTCATTCACACTCGCAGATATTGCGGATACGCTCAGGGATGAAAAGTACACAATAAGCGCGTATTACTTTCTCGGAAGTGGAAAAAATGCAAACATGGACGCAATCGCGCAAGCACTCGCTCTGGGACATGCGGTGATATTCCTTGTACGGACGAATGGGAATGAATGGCAAGAGGTCGTAACTTATAAAGGCGGAGACATCACGTTCTCGCATTTCGTTACGGCGGTTGGGAAACATAACTTCACTCTCTATAATGGAGAAAAGAGCGTCGTGATAGACGACTCGTGCAATGCGTTCTCCACACTGAAAAAGGATGGGCAACCGACAGGGCAACGCATTCTCACAGAGATGTTTATTCGTGAACGTGTTGCAGGGGTTATGGCTATCGTGCCGTCATTGGTAGAGGCAAAGCCAAAGCATACATTCACGAAATACCTCACGTATGGACTTCGGGTAGATAAGGACGTGGTCGCATTGCAGGACATTCTGAAACACGTAGGATACATGAGCAGAGACATACCAAGCACGGGCAACTTCTTGCAACTCACTGCGAAGGCGGTCGTTGCGTGGCAGGTTGCCAATGGTATGGATGATTTCGCCAATGCGCCGTTGTCGAGCGTGCGCGTGGGACCGAAGTCTGTAGCATTACTCAATAAACTATATTCATAATATGGACATCACAACTCTTAATCAACTTTTGTCCACGGACGGTGTGGCAGTATCTGTTATCGTTCTTGCTCTCACGGAATACGTGAAAAGCACGAACTACATCACAGAGAGATACATTCCACTTGTGCCAGTACTCGTTGGTATCCTTTCTGGATTGTACTTCTTCGGGCTGTCTCTTGACGGAGCCGTTGTGGGACTTCTCACTGGACTAGGAACCATGGGGATATTCAAGATTGGCAAGACAACGATTGTTGGTGCATAATATCCACAGGCACTAGAAAGAAGGATATTGCAATCCAACATTTTGATTTAAGTACGAAAGCCCCTTACGGGGCTTTCGTATATGTATCACACTTCCTTTATTTCTATGCCGTGCACCGCAAACATGAGTGCTTTTTTTATTCTATATACGTCAGTAACCTTACCTTTGACATCGATATATTCTGTATGTCCGTCTGCATAGATAACCTCAAAATCTAGGATATATTTACAGATGTGATGTCCGTTTACTTGTATCGTAAACGAAACTTGCGGAGTCCATGAAATGACACGGTCATGTATTGACATTGCCATTTTTTGCATATCTAATGTTTTTGCGTATATTGCTTCTTTCTTGGAGTGATATTTACGTCCGTTATATTCAGTAATAACGTTGCCGTACTTGGATTTTCTGGCATATGTTACTCCGTGTCTGTATGTTTGTGCTTTTTCTTTTGTGTATTTCGTCATGTAGACTGTCTTGTATTGTCAGTTTATTAGCTCAAAATAGTACCGTGGTTGTATTTGAATGTAATAAACGTAGTAGTTATCGTTTTTTGTTTTTTCGCACAACCTAGAGGCGAATAGACGGCTTTTTACTCTTTTTCAAACGATAAAAACGAAACTTATTGCTAAAACTTGTATATACTAACGATACGGTCGCTTTTATAATCTCTTCGTTTGCTCCGTCTTTTGAAAGCATTGTTAATGCTTCTTTTTGGAACATGGCAAGATTTCGATCGTGATAATACTTTATACGCATGAGTGCTCCGATGTTTTTGTTGTTTTTCTTCATGTAAACATGGTAACACGACACAAAACAAAAAACAACTAGTCGTTATCCACAGGTGTGGTTGTCTATGTGTTATTGAATTTGTTATTATGTTATTGCGGGCGACGGCTCGTATTATAAATAACCTTATGACCGGCAGAGGTAGCATTCTCATAAGGTGTGCTACCTCTATCGGCATCCAAAACATAATATGATGCAATACATAAAAGGAGATTTTATTACAGTCCCAAACAAGAGTGCGCTCATAGGAAAGAAACCACACCTTGTGGCTACATTCTTTTGGCTCTGCTCGTTCGCTGACGAGAACGGAGCATGTTTCCCTGCGTATAAGACAATAGCAAAATACTCAGGTATCCATAAAAGAACCGTGATACGGAATGTTGCTGAACTCGTAGAAATGGGTATGTTGAAAAAAACAGCACGTCTCAATAATGACGAAAACTCGTCAAACTACTACCAGATTCTTCTAACGGGTGTTGAAAAAACATCACCTAGTGGCACACAAACACCAGACATAGTGGTGCACAGTTGCCTAGGTAGTGGCACACAATCACCCATAACTATATCCAAAGAACTATATCCAATTGAACTATATCCACATAACTATAGCGAGCGTGTTTTTTTTGAAAAAAACCAACAGTCTTTTGAAATTTTTTGGAAAGAATATCCTAAACGAATGGCAAAATCACAAGCAATTAAAGCATGGAAAAAACTCAATCCTTCGGACGAATTGCAAAAGAAAATACTAAAAGATATACAGAAAAGAAAAAAAACTGATAGTTGGTTGAAAAACAATGGACAATTTATCCCTTACCCAGCGACATACATCAACAATGCAAGGTGGGAGGATGAAATAAAGACGACCACAAAAAATAGTAACTTTATCAATAACAGAGAGGTCTATGTGGAAGACCAAGACACTGACTAACATGACACCAAAACAACTTTTTGAAAATGCGTCAATAGATACATTGTCAAATGAAATACAAGAAAAAGTAAGATCAGCAAAAGAAACACGCCGTGGATTGTACATTCATGGGAAAGTTGGCGTAGGAAAAACATACATGATGCACGCAATAAAAAATTACTTCACGAAAACATATAATCGTGCATGGTTTGAAAATTATACGGAAATGGTAGCGACAATAAAAAACGAGTCTCTGTCAAATTATGGATTTTCAGAGACACTTGACAAATTAAAAAAATATGAGTATCCAGTTTTTATTGACGACATCACAACAGAGAGAGTAACCGACTTTCAAGAAGAGATTATGTACCGCATCCTCGACAGCAGGTATGACAGTGGGTACATTACATATCTCTCATCGAACAGAGACACCGACGCTATCACTAATGTCTTTGGTTCACGTATCACATCACGCATACTAGGCATGTGTGATAAAATGGAAATAAAAGGAAAAGATTTACGTATGAAGGAGGCACTTGACAAAACAAAATAAAAAAGCAAAACTACTTATCCACAGGTATACAACACACATAATGGTATACTTGTAGACATGCACCAGAAGCCAAAAATAATTAGTGATGTAGAAATGGAAAAGGCATTGATTGGTTCGCTTCTCATAAAGCCAACAAACATTGTCGAGGTCGTATCCATTGTGCAGGAAAGTGATTTTTACGACAAAAAAAATGGTGCAATTTATCAGGGGTGCGTAGATATATTTTCAAAAACAAATACGATAGATATAGGATTACTTTCGAGTCATTTGAAAGAAAATAAACACCTTGAATTCGTTGGTGGTACAGTACACATCTCCGAACTCATGGAGAAAACACCGTCCGCGTCAAATGCAGTATACTACGCGCGCATCGTGAAAGAAAAATCTGTACGTAGGTTGTTGCGAGAGACGGCAAGAAAGATATTTCACCAAGCAGAGACAGGTGAAATGGATGACATTGTAGAAACATTTACTACGATAGCGCAAACAATAACAGGACAAGAAGAAAATCCAAATACCGAAGAAATGTTTTTGGAAATAGTAAAAGAGCAAAAAGCATATGAAGAGATGCGTAAACAAGGAAGAGACCTACTCGGGTATTCAACAGGGTTTGGAACAATAGACATGATGACAGAAGGGTTGAGAAAGGGAAAGTTTTGGATTGTTGGTGGAAACCCCGGTGGCGGGAAAACAACATTTGCGTTGAATGTAATGGACACACTTATCACACAACATGTACGACCACTTTTTTTCTCTCTGGAAATGGACAAAGCGTCAATCGCCCTGCGTATCATAGGGAAACGTCTTGGACTAAACGAATGGAAAATACTTAAAGGAAAATTATCAGAGGCAGAACAGCGAGCAGTGGACGACGAAAAAAAGAGGCTACAGAAAAGCGGGATGCTTGTGTACAAAATGCAACACTCCATACATAAAATAATCACGATAGCACGAGCTGAAATAGCCATGAAACGTGCAGACGCAATCTTCGTCGATTACGCACAAATGATTGACGGCGGAAAAAAAGATACCGTAGAGAACATGAATGAGGTGGCTCTTTCACTACAGTCTCTCGCAGGAGAATTGAATGTTCCTATTATGCTCATTTCACAATTAAACAACGAATCGAGAAAAACACACTCAGCATTCGTTTCTGGCTTCAAAGGATCGGGAACGTTCGAGCAGGCGGCAGATGTAGGGATAGTACTTCGTTCACCAGAAGAACAATCAATAAAAGAAACAACGAAAGAAGGAAGAGAAATCGAGGCACATTTCATGAAAGTGAGAAATGGTCGCACTGGAGTCGTAAAATTAGACTTCCTCGGCGATATAGGACTTTTCAGAGAATTATTAGATTATTTTTAATTTCACCATGACAGATACACAACAAAAGATTTATGAGATTACTGAGGCGATTATCAGCGGACTGCAAAGAAACTGGAACGAAGACCTTATCCCAATAGAAACACAAGAAGAGTATGACGCACTTGTGGACGAACTCGCGATATTGTCTGCGAAACATCGCCTCGAAGAGGTTATCAGAAGGACGCAAAACAATGTGATATACGATTTTGCGAATACGTCGTATAGGCGTATTTGTGAAAAATAATTACTAACGACTAACGATTTATTAACGATTATGAAAATAATTAATACAAGAGATTATCCATCCGTTCCCACAATAAACATGCTCGTGTATGGGCGAGGTGGAGTTGGAAAATCAACATTCGGCGCGACATTCCCAAGAGTATTGTTTATTGATTTTGAAAACGGAGTTAAATATTTTAACCAGCGTGGCATCGAGGTTCCCGTAGTACAATTTCAGAACTTTCCCACACACCAAGAGCAGATGCAAATAGTTGAGTATGCAAACGCTAATAAGTTCGATTCAATTGTCATTGACCCAATCGGTGAAGCAATGGAAAAACTAATTAAAGACCATGCAATTATTTCTGGGCAAAAATATCGACAAAATAACGGAGACCTTACAATGGCTGGGTGGGGAAAGGTAAAAGATGAAATGCGCACATTTCTAAAATGCCTCCGTGATACGGGGAAGAACATGGTCATCATCGCACACACAAACTCGGTGCAGGACGGTGAAGTCATAAAAGAACGTCCTCTTGTCGCCACAAAACTCGTGGACGAACTCATTGCAATGGTGGATATTGTAGGATACCTAGATGTGGTGAAAGACGGGGAAACATCAAAAAGAATTATTAGGTTAAATCCCGCAGACCCACGCTTTGACGCAAAAGACCGAACGGGGGCATTGCCAGAAATTATAAAACCAGAATACGCGTGGATTACGAAACAAATCAAATCATCGCAGAATGCAAGCATCAAAAAAGAAACACCTAAAGACACAACGATAGTAACAGAGCAACCAGAAGTGGCAGATGTACCGCAAACGGAAGAAGTTGTGCAAGAAATAGAAACACAACAAGAAAATCCGTTTGACAACGAGATAGAGGATGACATGATTGTATGAATCCGACAACATTAGAACTGTATGGAGGTGATGTTGTTATTGAGTACCACGAAAACAGCCACCGATATTATTTAGTAAAAGAAAAAGAAGTATTATCTAAAAAGAAAATGCTTGCTGGTGCGTCGACGATTGCAGGTCTTATGGATAAAAGCAGGATGCTCATCCCGTGGGCAATACGCTCATACACAGAAAAGGTAGTATCACTTATGGGGAATGGGGTATCGTTCACGAAAGATGATGTCATGTCGATGCTTGCGATTGGGGAAAAAGCACATGACGAAGAAAGTATGAATGGAAAAGAGATCGGAACATATCTTCACGCGTGGGCAGAAGAATACGCGAAAGACCAAAACCAAACGCAAGCATATAATCGTGTCATAAATACACTTGGTTTTCCTAGGAATGAAATTACTGATCAAGTCCATACTGTCGTAAAAGGGTTGCATAAATGGTTAGAAAATGAAGAAGTCGAAATAGAGGAAAGCGAAGGTGTTGTATACTCCATGAAAGAAGGGTTTACCGGACGTTTTGACGCGACAATTATAAAAGATGGGAAAAGATACCTTGTCGATTATAAGACTTCAAATGGCATTTATGACGAACATAGAGTGCAGGCATCAGCGTACTTAAAGGCGAAAGAAGAAGAAGCAAAATATATCGGTATTCCCATGATGTATCATGGAGCACTCATCGTAAGCATTGCAAAAAAAGATAAAGAAAAAGATGGTGTGATACAAAAGGCTGGTACAGTTGTCGCCGAGTATAGAAGTCGTAATGACCTTGTGAAGGATTATAAATTATTCAAATCACTTGTGGCGGTTCACAAAAGACAAAAAGAACTCGCCAAAAAATAACTACTATGGATACTAACATCGCAATTATTGTGGGTCGTCTCACGAGAGACCCAGAATTAAAAACATTACCAAACGGAGGTCATGTTGCAGACTTTTCTGTTGCTACAGGTCGACATTGGAAAGATAAAAACACGGGAGAAAAACGAGAGGAAACAGATTTCCACAACGTCGTGGTATTTGGGGCGCAGGCAGACAGTTGTGCCCAATATCTAAAAAAAGGACAACTAGTAAGCATAGAAGGACGTATGCAGACCAGAACATGGGAAGGAGACAACGGTGTCAAACACTATCGGACAGAAATAATTGCCTCAAATGTACATTTTGGGCCCAAACCAAACAGCGGGGGAAATCAGGATGTGCAACAGCCATATAGGCGCGAAGCGAAACAAAGCAATCCTAGGTATACTACCGTGTCGCACGAAGAAAAAATAGAATACCCAACAGAAGATATAAACATTGAGGACATCCCTTTTTAGTACCTATCCGCAGCATAAAGAATAGCAAAAAATATGAAAATAAAATTACAATTCAACGCAACAGTTGAAAAAAAAGAAAAAACACACGTGCTCAACATCGTGCAAAAAGACACATTCAAAAAACTTCTTGCGCAAATGGAGGGTAAAAAAGTTATCTTGACAATTGATCCAGTAAAACGCACGCGCTCTCTAAACCAAAACTCATACTGGTGGGGTGTTTGCTATCCGATACTTGCAGATGCGACAGGACACACAATTCCAGAGGTGCACGAAATATGCAAAACATTGTTTATTGTTCCAAAAACAATACAAATAGACCCAGCACTCAAAGACACACTTGACGACATACTCACCACAGCACCAGAGAGCGTAGCATACGAAAGAAGCACAACGGAACTTTCTGTGGGAGAGGGCATAGAGTATACAGATATGGTACGGAGACTTGCCCAAGAACTCGGTACATATATTCCCTCACCAGAAGAAGCGGGGTACACATCATGATAAATAATCAAAAAAAAGAATTATGGGAACTTTGCAAGGCACATACGAGAAAAAAGTATGGGACGGCATGTTTTACATGTGGTACGATATGTGGTGTATTGCACACAGGGCATTTTATCCCGTCGTCTGTGTGCGGGGCACTGCTACGGTATCACCCACACAATCTCGCAACACAATGTGAACATTGCAACATAGCACTTTCAGGGAATGTCAATATATATGAAAAAAGATTGCGAGAAAAAATAGGAGATAAGAAAGTTGATGCTCTTTTTAGACTCAAACATAAATCAGTGAAAGCAGATAGTATATTTCTCCAAACACTTATAGACATTTACAAAAAAGGAGACGAAGAAAAGATTGTCGCGTTTTTAGAAAAATAGTCCACTACGGCTTGCGTTACGGTAAAAAGAACAGATGACTTAAATTGTTTTTCTGTGGATATTACGACGGGCGGAGCATGTGGTGGAAATGGGCGTATAGCTCAATTGGTTAGAGTACCGAGCTTATACCTCGGCGGTTCGGGGTTCAAGTCCCTGTGCGCCCACTTATCCACAGTTGCGTCATTGCAAAACTGCTAATCACATGATACGATAATCACATCGACAGAGAAACACCATAAGACACTCGCGTCGACTATCGACATGAAACTTACAACCGCAACGAAAAAATACACAGATCTAATCGGAAGCGAATATCTTGTAAAAAAAATAGACGTAAAGCATTATACAAAAAAACTGAAAACAAAAAATAATATATTACTCGCCATCGTCGTAATAAGTCTTGTAGCAATCGCAGTTTCTTTTACACTTGTGCAACATTACTTGGATTTGATTGTTGCGTAAATTATAATTAGAAAAAGAGATAAAAAAAGTAGAGGAAGAAATAGAGGTTCTTATAAATAATAAATAAAAAGCAAAAGAAAAATAAAAAAAATTATCCATTATCACTAACCAACACATCATGACAACATTAAACGATTACAAATCCAAATGGGATGCATTATCAGAAAAGAAGAACTTAAAATGGGATGAAGCAATGGAAGCGGTAAAGCGGGACGGATATGCACTCAAGTATGTCATAGAGCAAACACCAGAGATATGCTTAGAAGCAGTGAAGCAAGACGGGTGGGCACTCCGTTACGTATCAGAGCAAATGTTCGACATATACACAGACGACGAGATGAAGGATGGTATGGTGGTAGTGTAGGACGGCGCAAGGACGCAGGGAGGGTTCGAGCCCCTCCGCCCTATAGGATTGTTCTTTACAATAAGTTTCCGATACACTCATGCACATGTAGACAATCAAATGTCTGAACGCTTACTAGGCGAAAATGTGTGCACACCCTTTTTAGGTTTCTAGTATATATCCATGGTTGCATGGTCGTGTGCATGCGTGTGTCGGCAACTTTTTGTGTTGTTCTTTACAATTATAAACCACTTGTTGACAATTAGGTTGTCAATTAGTTGTTGGTAGACGGGGGAAATGGGGGACAAGTGTTCACCTAACTAGGAAGGAAAGGATAAAGTGTCCCCGAACGCTTCCCCGCCCGCCAACAACTAAACAAGGAGTAAACCATGGAACTCGCATTCACGATACACGTAGGCGACAAAACGTATTCGTACTCCTCTCTCTCGTGTGAACTCTTCACAAAAGATCACACACTGAAAGACCATGTGCACGACAGAGTCGCAATGACAGAGGAAGAAGCCTTGCAGTTTCTTGTAGAAAAACACAACGCCACGAGACCCTACGGGCGAGACACAATCGGATCAAAGGAGGTATTACCATGAACCACGCACAACGCAGAAGCGAACAACGCAAAGGTTTTTCTAAAAAGTGGAGCAAGCACCACCGCAGACCACGTTCTCGTGGTGGTGGAAGCGAAAGCGAAAACATCTCTCTCGTTCCGGTAAATCTCCACGTTGCGTATCACATTCTCTTTGCGAACATGCTTCCAGAAGAGATTGTAAAAGTGCTTAACGATATGTGGATACCGCGAGACTGGGAGATTGTGGCGAGGAGGAGATAGGTGTGTTTGTTTACATAGGGGACTATGTGTCCCCTCTTTTATGAGGAAAAGGAGCATTACCATAACACTCGTTTTTCTCTAAAGGACATGAAAAAATTACTTAAAAAGATTTCTGGTATTAGTATTTACTATATAAAGGATGGTGTGAGACACGATGGTGCTCATGAAAATATCTCTGGGAACGTGAATGATATCTATGGGGACGTGAGCGGTATCTCTGGGAACGTGAGCGGTATCTCTGGGAATGTCGACGGATGTGAAATCACTAACGCAGAACGAGAGAAAGGAATAGATATAGTTGAACTTATTGGATAATTTCGTGTGGGCGAGCAATCGTTCGCCCATTTTATCGAGAGCACGATGCTAACGTCGTTCTTTCGTAAAATGTATGACCAACAACAGAGAAATTAAGTTCAGAGCGTGGGACGGAGAGCACAAAGAGTTCGTAGTCCGCCTCACTGTACATGTGGCAACTTTGACAATAAAAGATTTGCTAGACAAACGTAACGGAAGTTGGGACGACTATGAGTTTTCGCAATTTACTGGTTTACTCGACCGACACGGAAATGAGATTTATGAGGGGGACATTATCAGAAATTATCGCTCACATGAAGACGTTAAAAAGCAGATTGTGGAGTGGTATCGCGGAGGATTTATGTTAAAGACACATGGCAACTTCGGACATTCTAGTATCGAGTTGTATGATGGCGATAGCGATAAACACTACGAAATCATCGGCAACATTTATGAGACCGAACACTTACTTCACTCTAATGACGACACCATATGAAAAAGAAAAAATACTTAAAACAGACATTCGAGGTAATAACTCCGCTCGATAGTGTTATTGACGATGAAACTTTGCAAAAAGAATACAAAGGAAATATAGAAAAAGTAGCGAAGTATCTTTACAAAGAAGAAGGTTTTTGGTGGGACGAGAGAATGAAACTTATTAAAGTAGAAATTATCAATCCATAACTGTGGGACACCATATGAAAGAAAACATCACAACAAACTTAGAGTATCTGTCAAATCTATGCCTTGCAAACGGCGGTAACCACGAAGCGTATAGCGACAGAGACCTGTTCAACGCAACAGAGATATTTCAGCATGTTTTATTGGACGTACTCTATACGGAGAATTATCCTCACACAAACAAAGAAAAAATGCTAGAATTAGCAGAGACAACAGGAATGGCAATAAGAGAACTCATACTCTCTTGCACCGATAAGGACATGCGCGAAATTGCGAAGAACTTAATAGATAACGATCCAACTCAAGCATGAATACACAAAAACAAAACTTGATGTTACAAGTTAACTTACCACAATTGTGGGACAAAATATGAAAATACAAGTAGGACAATGCCCGAAATAATGACATCCAATATGAATCTCGACACAGATCTCGATTATCAAAGAATACACCCAAATCACTATGAAGCAGAAAATGCATTCTTAGTGAACTCCGATTATGAAGAACGAGAAATTAAACACAACACACCACCAACATCACTATCAATCAAAGAAAGAATACCCATGCTCCGCCAGTATCTCAATGAGCGTCCCGCTGGCTCACCACCACTCATAGATGAAGACCTTATGTTCTGGCTCGGAATGTGTGATGTGGGTGAATTGGAAAAAGCACGTTGGATGTATGAAAAAGATAACGAGAAGATACGAGCAATGAAGATTATTACTAATTAACTGAGACCACATCTCAATAACTGTGGGATTGGATATGGAAATAAAATTATTTTTGGAAGAATATAAAACAAAATATGATAAAAAAACTCTAGCATATAAAGCTGGCGAAATATGTGAAGACGGAGACATAACGAACCAACAGGTTGGTGCAGAGGAAACATTTGCTATTGGTATGCCAGTTTATGATAAAGAAGGGAAAGAGCTTGGAAAATTAAGTATCGGATTATTTGAAAATCTTAATTACAACACACCAGACTTAGACTTCAATATACCAGTATATACTTGGAGGGTTGAAGGATATAAAGGCAAAAGACAAACAATTAAAACATATTATCAGATTAACGAGTCCACAACAACATGATATACCAAACAAAATACAGACAAATAAAGCAGAAAAAAGGCGAAGCGGATAACATGATAAAAGCAGGGTTCCCCAAATGCTTTGATTTGCAAACTGGCAAAGTGTCAGTACATTGCAACACTTGTATTAGACGTTACCGAGATATGTGTGTGCGACAATCTGAATAGTAAAGAACATAGTAACACTTTATATATCTCACAAACACATTATGAATGTACTATCATTATTTGACGGAATATCGTGCGGTCAACAAGCCCTCAAAGAACTCGGTATACCTGTCGGGAAGTATTATGCAAGCGAAATAGAAAAGCACCCAATCGCAATCACACAACATAATTTCCCCAACACAATACAACTTGGAGATATTACCAAGTGGCATGAGTGGGATATAGATTGGGCGAGCATAGATTTAGTGCAGGGTGGTTCTCCGTGCCAAGGGTTTAGTTTTGCAGGTAAACAATTAAACTTCAACGACCCACGAAGCAGATTATTTTTTGAGTTCGTAGATATACTCAACCACGTGAAAAAACACAATCCGAATGTTAAGTTCCTACTGGAGAATGTTCGCATGAAAAAGGAGTACCAAGATGTGATAAGTGAGCAACTTGGAGTGAAACCAATAATGATTAACAGTGCACTTGTATCGGCGCAAAACAGAATTAGACTTTATTGGTGTAATTGGGACGTAGAACAACCAGAAGACAGAGAAATACTACTCAAAGATGTGTTGGAGAACGGCCACGCCGTAAAAGATAAGGGGCAGACTATACTTGCCACTATCTACAAAGAGAACGCAAAAAGCATGGTCAAGCGCAATAAGCTAGGGCTATGCATCCAAGTTGGCGAAGCAGACCTTAAAGGACATGACAGCATCAAGCGGGTGTATTCACCAGACGGCAAAAACCCAACGCTCACAACAATGGGCGGAGGGCATAGGGAACCGAAGGTGGTGTGTGGCGCATTCCGAGGTAGATACATCATAGACGGCAAGCGACAAGACGAAAAAACAAACACTCTCACGACTGTAGGTAAAGATAATGTCGTGGTGCGAGAAAAAAGTTATTGCATCGATGCGAACTACTACAAAGGAGGTAAAAAAGGTGGCACACACCAATCTTCAAAGCGGAACTACTTACTTGATGATGGCTCTGGGTCGTTATACTGGCGCAAACTCACCCCAATAGAGTGTGAACGGTTGCAGACACTTCCTGACAATTTTTCAGCACTCGGCAACTATGATGGGATAGTGAAAGAGGTTGCAAACAGCAACCGCTACTGCGCCATAGGAAATGGGTGGACAGTAGCGGTCATTAAACATATTTATTCAAACATGAGATGAGGTGGGTGTTTTCATATACTCACTTTGGTACGAACAGAAGATAACGTACCGACACATGGTAGAATTGTGGGAGTGGTATCGGGCGCATGGCATTATTCGCTAACATCTTATTGTCTCCAAACATATGACAACAAAATCAAAACTAGACCAACTCACAGACGAACTCGCCAAACTCGTTGGAAACGAGGACTTGGACGACGAAATGTTACGAGAGGCGTCCGAGGGTTTACTACCCTCATTGTCAGACGCACTGCATGAGGCAGGATACGGAGTGACATATTATAAAATATGGAGCAACGAACACAAAGGATGGTGGAGGCCAAGCCATCGTGGATACACTCCAAACCGAATGGAGGCAGGTGCATACTCAGAAACGGAGGCAAGACAAATTGTCGAGGGTGCCAACATAGGACTCAAAGATGTTCCCAACGAGGCAATGGTCGAAATAGTAGCCGACGAAGATGAAAAAATATAAACGATTTCCCCGCGAGAGCGAATTGACAAAATCGTGAAAATGTTTTGCAACATAAACCTGTGGATAAGTATACTTGCAAAACTATTTTGCTTGTGTATACTGTATACATACTAAGTAACGGGTCGCGACCTACCGCGGACATACTTTATGAACGTTTATTCACATGGAAACATCACGATAAAAGGAAACGAATACTCATTTTCACTTCACCGAGAACTCGAAGACGACGAAATTGATGTTGCTCGTCCATGGCTATCCATGGAAGAAGTCGCAATTATCGTGGGAATGCTCGACGAAAAAGGAATCATAGATACCTACGAACTTTCAGTTCGTGTGAACGGTGGAGACGGAAAACTCTCAAAAGAAGAAGAAGCATACATTTTGGAAAGTGATGAACTAGAAGAAGATATTTGCAAAAAATATGAAAAAGCAAAGGAAGAAGAGGAGAAGGTAAAAGCACAAGCAGAATACGAGGCTGAACTAGAAGCGGAAAAAGAAGGAGAATAAAAAAATTATAACCAACATATACATTATGAACGTTTTACCCACAGAACACCGCAAAGAAGCAATTAAGTTTGTATACGAGAACTTGTTTTTGTTCACGATAACTGCTGGTATCCTCCTCGGCATCGTCGGTATCGTAACGGCACTCATACGCATGGTATTGCTCTTCATCGCTCTCGTTTTTACAAACAATTATACGAGAGAGATACTTGTGTTCGGTACGGTCATTCTTTTCATGAAAATAGTGAAGCCATACTATTTTTTCTCTAGTTTCTGCGATTTCCGAGAAGCGAAAGAAAGGTTTTGGAACGAGGAAGGAAAAAAAGAATTGCTCGATTTTGCGAAAAAGAACAAAAAAGAAGCACTTCTGATCGTTCTCGCAACTATCGGGATGGCGATAATCTCTCTTTTGGCTCTCGCACTCGTTTTCAAAATCTTTATGTGGAATGCCGTAGAGGTATTCACGAAATAAAAGGATATAGATACAAAAAACCACCATGTTCACACACAGTGGTTTTTTGTTTTATAAGGTGTGTGATATACTGTAAGTACCAAAGATAACTTCTTTTCATACGCCCGCAACCACGTGTATGTTCACCGTGTAGCAAGAAAAGACGATACAGTCTGTATGCCAGACATCGTTGCGCAGGGCATATACTGCGCCACCGTGTGCTAATTTGCGGGCAGGTGAAAGGAAATTCATCGTACACATTTTATGAAAAAAAACAGAAACAAAATAAACGCAATTGCGAAAAACGGGAAGAGAATACGCAAGGACTCACTCCTATTTGCGGAGGTTGCTCACGAAATCGCAGATATGGTTCGGGAGACGGGGTCTATCTTTTCACACCAGAAGGACGGCTTCTTGAAAGTTATGCTTACTGACGGCGACGGAAAGAAGGTTCCTGTAAATATAAAGCACTCCACTGTACAGCATTGGTCTAAAAATAATTGTATTACAAACGATACGGGGGAAAACTTTTCTGACCTTATAGCACAAGCCAGATTAGATTTTAAGGCGAAGCGACGAGAGGCGTTGCAGGACGAGATGTTGACTCTTGCGGAACTAAATCTGCACAAGGTTCTTGCTATGAAGACGAAACTTCCGGTTATTTCGGCGAATGGGAAGATGATTACGAATGAAAAAGGGAAAGAAATAAAACGCGAGGATGCGAAACTTCTCAAAATACAAGCAGATACAGCAATGTCAATAGCGGAAAGGTTTGATTCAAGGTATCAAAAAACCGAAAAAACCGAAAATAAGCACGTAGTTTTCTCACTTTCTGCACTTCGAGCCACTGTCGAAAATAAAGAGAAAACAGACGAAGAATAAACACACATGAACACAGCCGTCAATGACAACATGGAAATAATTCACAGATGGCAGAAAGACATTTTTCTTTTTTGCGAGGATACGATTGGGATGTCGCCTGCCATGCCGATAAAATCGTTGCGTGGGACACCAGTATCCTATAAGGACGAGTTCGGGAACGACCAGACCACCGTTCTTTTCGATGTGGAAGGACGTTTGGTGTACCATGACCTTTCTTTTTACACGCGGGATATGTTCGAACGGCAAGACGGAAGGTTCACCGTCTTTCGTGGAACGAGATTTACGTGGCAACAAACGGTGTTTTTAGAAGCGTATAGGCGTGGGGTAAATACATTTGGAAAAGACAGTTACGACATTGCGAGGCGTTGGATTACAGTTCGTTCGGGACATGGTACGGGCAAGACCAGCACCATCGCAATCGTGTCTCTGCATTTTCTCGTCTGTTTTTTTGGCTCGCAAATTCAAATTACAGCGAACACAGAACAGCAATTAAAGGACGTATTTATGAAGGAGGTGTCAATCTGGCACATGAAACTCCCCCATTATTTGCGCGAAAACATAGAAATACTGGATGACATTATTCGTATAAAAGGTTCTGATGACTGGTTTCTACGTGCTCGTGTCGCACGCCCAGAAAAACCCGAGTCTCTCGCAGGTATCCACGGAAAATATGTCTTACAGCTTATCGATGAGGCATCTGGTGTCCACACAAAAGTAACAGAAATCATCAAAGGTTCGCTTACCGGAGAAAATTTCATCGTCATTTACACCAGCAACCCCACGAGAAACGAGGGGGAGTTTTTCGACTCGCACAAAGAAGGGAGCACGTTTACTCGTCTTCATTTTTCGTCGAGGGAAAGCCCTATCGTGAATAAAACGTATATCGAGAAGATAGAAAGCGATTACGGGAAAGAGTCAGATGAAACGAAGATCCGTATTGACGGTGATTTCGCTGGTGTCGCGAGTATGGACGACAAAGGATGGATGCCGTTGTTCGAAAACATTACATTGTCGCTAGAAGCGCAAGATTTCCAAAAAATACGCCATGGAGTCATTGGCGTAGACCCTGCAGGGAAAGGAAGAGACACAAGCGTTATCGGAATTCGAGATGCCGTGTATCTTAAAGAGGTGCTCAATGAAAAAACATCGTCCCCGAAAGACCTTGCGAGAAAAATAGAAACCATACGGGACGCATACGGGTGCTCGACGTCTGATGTTGGCGTGGATGGGTTCGGCATTGGGTCGGAAGTCATAGCAAACATCCGCAACAGAGCCGATGAATTGGAAGCGACACCCAAAGCAATTCTCATGGATAAACCACGAGAAAACACAGAAGATTTTCACACATACAAAAGCGAATTGGCGTGGATGTTTCGTTTGTGGGTCGCCAAAGGGGGGATCATCATCACCAACAACCAAAACGCATGGGTACGGGAACTATCAAAGATAAAATATAAACGTGACCAAAAAGGAAGAATAATGCTTATGCCAAAGGAAACATTCAAAAAAGAACATGGATTTAGTCCTGACAGATTCGACATGGCATGTCTCACATTCTTCAAAGAGGACGGAGAACGTCCTGTTCACTTGACGAGAGAACAGTTGCAGAAAAAAGAAACAATGGAGTGGCTTGCACGTGTACAAAGAAACACCCAGAAGAATGATAATTTTAGTTCGATGTAGAAACACAAAAGCCCCATAAAACTGTTGGAAAAATGGGGCTTCCGTGCAAAGAGAATAGTTTCTCTTCTTCCTTTTATGGTATCACAACATAAAAAGAATGCAAGGAGGTTATCCACAGGTGGTATATACTTGCACTTTCTTTCACACCTACTATAATAATCACAGTACAAATGCGAGTCCAACTCGGGAGTATGACTGTAAAACTACCTTCCGCAAAACACAAGGAGCATTCAGGTATTCGTGCGAAATCACGGGAAAACTGTTGTAAACTCAGTCCGTGACTTGGAACGAGTGTCGGAATGTTCTAAAGGAGAAAAAAGAGAAGCGAGATGTCGCGACGTACTTCTATCTTCATAGCACATATACACTAAATCGTCTGACTGTAATAGATACTTTTATCCCTTTCACTACGATTGCTTCAGGAATATCTCTTTCCTAAGGTAAAAGTTTAGAGTTTATCTAAGTATTAGTGAAAGGAATAAAGATATTTATTCGTAACGAGCGCAAAAACTTTTTTTTATTTTTTATGCAAAAAAAGGAAACACAAAAAACACTCATAGACGTATACGGCTCCGAAGAAGAAGCACAATACGCCCAAACACTCATTCAGCAAATAGACGACGACCTTCAAAAAAGAGAACAGTCTTCGCTTGTTTTTAATGGGCTTCCCTATACAACCGCATACGAATACAACATAAAGAAGTCCATAAACTACGCACCACCTAAAACGAAAGAAGACAGGGAGGTGTCTATTGGTCTTGTCCATGAAAAGATTATTGGCTTTGCCGCAATGTTCTTGAAGTACGGCTTTAAGCGTGTCGTTAAATGCTACGAAGATGGAAAAATTGTAAACGGCATGGGAAAGATATACGAACTAGGCATAGAACATTCTCTCAAGGCTGAAGAATTTGATAGGAAGATAGCCCTTATTTTCTGGGAGGTCTTTTCGCAAGGTAACGCATTTGTGTTTGAGGACTGGGAAGTAAAGACATTTAAAAACAAGAAAGCATTCCGTGTCGATCCGAAAACGAAGAAAAAAGAACTAGTTACACCAAGCAACATGGATTATTCGTTGGAGTTTTTGGAAGGACTTACATACCAAGAAGGCGAAATGTCGCAACATAGGATGGCGGTATCACGTCTTCTTGATGGCCGTTCCGTCATCTTTGGCAATCCAGAGATAACTGACGTGCAAGACCAGCCACGCATTACACTTGAGTTTGAATACAGCAAGGCTGACGCAAAAAAGATTTTTGGCACACTTTCTCGTTTTAAAAGTGTGCCCACAACGACAGAAGACATCACGACAATCGTAGGAGAGAAAGTAACGCTCTTTGACGTAAGCCGTCTAGAAAAGCCAGAAGAAACGTATATTGCGCACCTTACACTCAACAAAGAAGAAAATACGTTTAACTGGTTCCTCAATGGCGTCATGTTGTTGCCCTCAAACACGTCCATGACGCTGTTTTATCCTAGGGGGAACTACCCACTATCAAATATACCCGCAGAACGTCTCACAGGGTCAATTTACGCCCGTTCCGTGCCAGCAAAAACGAAGTTCAATGCAGATTTCTTAGACTGGTCGCTCAAAATGCTCGCAAACAAGTTCCAACAAGGTATAGAGCCTGCAATTCTTACAAACGGGAAATACACACTGACCAGAGACATTTTCAAAGGCGGGCAAGTAACCCATGGTGTAAAACGAGAACACTATGAGAAAGCCGACCCCGACAACAGAGGAATTACACAATCGGAGTTTTCTTTTGTCCAATCTCTCAAAGAAATTGTAGAAAGCCAGACACTAAACTCCACAAGTACGGGCGAGTTGTCAAGTGGTAATACCGCATTTGAGATTGCCAAAGTAGACCAAGCACAATTAGAAAAACTTGGGTATCTTCTTGACGGTATCGTATACGGTTTTCACCAAATGGCGTTGCGGAGAGCAGAGACGATAGAGAGCAAGTACACCACGCAAAGAGATGTAACCATTGTAGACGGAAAGGAAATACCTATGTATCAAAACTTCTCGGTAAACCTTGGTGGTGTGGAACACGTAGTAGACTTTGATAGCAAAGTCGGGTCTGAAACATACGACGTGGAGGGTAAAAGAAACGAACTTTTTAAGAGAGCGTTTGACGACAGGAAGAGTGGTCATCCAACAAAATACTTTCTTGCAAATCCAGAAGAAATACGCAAAGGAAAAACGTATATCACAGTGGACATATATCCAGAGCGTATCAAGGATAGCCAATTACGCCTTATCGAAATGTGGAATGACTTCAAACAGCGTTTGGCATTCTTCGGGCAAGACAACAACATAGAAGAAATGAAAAAAGAATACATTGAGACTTCCGGTAAGCCAGACACAATCTTCACATCAGGGACAGAGAAAAAAATAAACTCTATGCTTGGGCAAGAGGCAGGGACGGACATGGGTACACTAGGTAAACCAACCGTTAAAACAGCGCAAGCGCAACCACACACACTATGAGTACACTATCCGATTACCTTTTAAAGCGAGAATTAGTATTGAAGCCGTCTCACGTAGACGCCGATGATATTTTGGATGAAGATACACTTCTTACATCGGTATCCGACGTATGGATTTCACACCGTGAAATTATTACGAAAGTGATACAGCAACGTGTCAATGCAATAGCGAAACATCTCGTCAACGAAGCGATACCAGAAGAAGTGATAGTGTTACGGCAGTCTTTGGTAGAGTTATCTGCGATACTTGACGATTTTCAGAGATACGCAGATGAAAAAGAACGGCGCACAAAGAAAGAAGGCGTGCAACAATCAAGTTTATAAGTTATTCATAATCATTATATCCATATGGAAGAACAACCAATTGTTCCTGCAGAGGAACGCAATCCTTTTGGTGAGACAATCACAAAAGAAACAAACGTAGAAGAAGTCAAGACAGAAGAGCCAAAGAAGGAGTATACTCCTATTCCGGAAGACCATCCTGTCATTGTGTCCCTGAAAAAGGACATTGACACCGTAAAAAACACGTACGGCAACAATCTTTCGGGGCAACGAAAGATTATTGACGAGTTGAATGCAACGATTAAATCACTCAAAGAAGGAAAGAAAGAGGAAGTAGAGGAAGGTCTTTACAAGAAAGAAGACATAATGTGGAGCAAAGATCTCACAAAAGAAGAAAGGGATAACATGACAGACAATGAAATCCGCCAAATGGACGAAATTGCCTCAATGAAAGTAGCCCAAAACAAAATGTTTAAGGACATGAAGAACGAAGTAAAAGTTCTTACTCCCGAACCACTTGATATAAACAAGATTGTTCGTGAAAAAGCACTTGAATTATCCAAGAAAGATGAGATTGAAGACGAAATTGTTGCGAATAAAATCATAGAGTCATACAACAACCTCAAGTTCGACACCACGGGGCTTTCGGCACAAGATGTCATACAACGTGTTGTATTGTCCGCAAAAAGCGTACCAGAATACACTCCTGCTAAAGAGAATAGTGTAGTAACACCAAGTTCTCCCGTGAAGAACGAAACAGACAAAAAAGACCCATTTGGTGTCGACAAAATTGTTGAGGAAACACACAGCAAGGGAAGTATTGGCGTAACCGCGCTTTAATTTATTCATTTATCCTTTATCTTTATGAAAACAAAAAACGCACCTGAATTAGTTCCAGTAAGCGATACTGACATTGCTTCCGATGAAATAGAAAAAGATACGATAGACCCCGTGCAATCAATTTCTGAACGGCTGTCGAGCAAAGCAAGTGATATAAAAGAAACGGGAGTAAAAGAACAAGAGACAAAAGGGTTTGACGTAACGAGTCTTTCTCCTGAACAAATCCGTCAACTTCGTGCGGTACTCGCAAGTACTCCTGATCGCATAGACAAAAAAGATGCGCAACCAATCATGACACTGCGCCGTGTAGATGGTAAATATATCGTTGAACACAAGAACGCAGTGCTCCGTCTCGTGCAAGATAGCGAACAAAAACGTGATGTACAACGGCACTTTATGAAGATACGTTTTGACGGCGAAGAAGACTTTGTGGAAGTTCCTCTTGACGAGTTTATGATGTACGAACGTGTGCGTTGTACGTGTACGGACATAAAAACCGACGTAAAAGAGAGCCATATAGGCGAAACGATGAGCAAAGAAACAGGAAGAATGGTAGAAATGGTAGCGAAAAACACAATCTATTCATTGACGCTTCTTACACCTGAGGGCAAAACAATAGTGGTGAACGGAGATAATGTAAACAAATAATTATGGACGAGAAACGACGAACAGAGATATATGCCATAGTGTCTCATTTTCAAAAAACACCTAACCCAGAACAAAAGGTTATAGACGCATACTGCACCCGCATGAAGTATGAGACGATTATTGCTGGAGAACTGCAAGACTATGCTGTACAAGTGGCGTATGATAATCTCATAGCGACACTTATTCCAGAGATAGTCAAGATACTTTCATCCATAAAACACGCACCAGAGTTTGCCCCAGAACACGTGCGAAAGAATGTCGCTGAAAACAACGAGCGTGTTCGTATAGAAATAATCGCCTTGTTTGAAAAACATGCGATAGAATACGTCCACCTAGAACTTGTCCGTGAAGAACTGAAAAATGTTTTTTCAAGTGTGATAGGCATAGCGGCGCAAACATGCTCAAATAAATCCTTGGAAGCGATACTGGACATTGCAAAGAAAAAGTTTGGGGGACATATCACCACACAAGATGTTGCGGGATACTTTGACTCCGTACTTAAAAAAAAGAAGTAATCCACAGGTTGCATTGTGGCAACAATCGATGTATAGTTAAAAAGTCAGGTAATGAGACAGTGTGAGACTGGCGAAAGCAGTAATCCTCATTATCCTCCTTGACAATTTGCCCACGAAAAGAAATGAGCAATCATGGGTCATCTTTTCAACCTCTAAACAGTCCGAGATTGCACCTCGGTCATACCCTTACGGGGAGATAGCAGGAGGCACATTCATTCGATTGTGTTCTCTTGTTGCAAAAAACAAAACACGCCGAATGACGGCGTGTTTTTGCATGTCGATTATTATTAAACAATTTTTCGTTATGATTAAGCATTCTAGCGATACGGAAGTCAAGATACTTCCCTATACTGCTCCCGCTTCCACTGCGTTTGACTTTAACGACGTTGTGTGTCTTAACACAAGCGGCCAATTGGCAAAAGCAACGAGCGAGACACCTTGTTCGGAAATCATAGGGCTTATCCAGTGTGATATTCTCTCTACTGATGCCAATTATGCGTCTACAAAGACAGTTCCTGTCTTGGTAGCAACGGAAGTCGATGAGTTTGACGCAGACGTTTCAACGGGAACAGCAGTATCAACAATGGTCGGTAAACGTGTCGATCTTGATGATGAAGATAGTGTCAATGTAAACGGAGCAACACAAAAAGTGTTCGGGATTACAAAGATTATCTCCACGTCAAAGGTGCGCGGTAAGTTTGTGAATTCAGGAGACAAAATGCGTCTCGTGTCATATCAGGAAACTATCACCCGTGCATCATTCACTGATGGCGGTTCGACAGCGGGAACCTATGACCTCAAAACGTCAATTCCCGCAGGTGCCGTGTTTGAACGCTCACTTGTTAGTGGTGTTACTGGTTTTATTGGAGATACAAGTGCTGTCCTCACTATTGGAGACGGAACTAATGTAGACCGTTATAACACGGGAACACCGTCAGTATTTACAACCGCAGCCGCTGGCGTAGACGCAGGTATTCCCTCGGGAACACTCTTCCATTCCGCAACCAAGACTCCGAGGTTGACCGTTACATCTGATTCTGACTTCACAGCAGTATCAGCAGGAGCCCTCACGGTAACACTCTTCTGGTACGAAGCAGAGTAATTTATTCATTTAATCAACCATACTATCTATGTTAGTTAGTACAATGAGTATTCCCGCAATCGACTCACTCATCCAAAAGTCTTTCGTAAAAGGACTTGAACGTGAAGCGAGCGATATTCGCAAAATCTTCCATTCAAAAAAGGGAGACATCGCGAAGAGCGCGGAACGCATTGACGAAATAGACCGCGAGCATTTTGCAGAGCAGAAACTCGAAGGACAGTCGTCAGCGCAACGTGGTATCGCAACTGGGTACCACAAAGAAATCAGCCCGAAAACAATCTCCGTTTCGCGAATTGTTTCTGGTGAAGCGTACAAACGTCTTGAAGCGCATGGACTTTCAAGTTATGCGTCTCAAACGGCTGAATACCTTATTGACAAGATTGAATTGGACATGCACAACTTCCTCGGATACGGTGCAAGCACTTCATATGTCGATAACGGTGGTTTCACCGTAAACCTTACGGTAGGAGACGGTAAAGCGTTGTTTGACGCAACACATACCTTAAAACACTCTCCGCTTACATACTCGAACATCCTCACTGGTGCTCCGTCGCTTAGTGAAAGTTCTCTTGATCTTGCGTCAGATTACTTCGAGTACAACGTGTTGAGCAATTACGGTATCCCCGAACCGATGACACCGAACGCTATCATCACAAGCCGAAAGGCGGTCATGGTAAACCGTGTCGCACGTATCCTCGGGTCGTTGTCTCCGCAATCGATAGAAGGAACCGCAAACGCAAACTCTGGCGTGGTGAACGTAAACAAGAACAAATACGAACACCGCCTTGCTGTTTCGTTTGACGTTGATGCAAACGGTATGACAGACGCAACGAAGTCGTTTTACTGGTTCGTGGCTGCCTTGAACAGCAATCCTGCGAAGAGTCTCCAAGCGTATTACTACTCTTGGCTCTCTCCAATGGCTGCGCCTGTTGAAGTAAACCAAGACAAGTGGACACTTTCATTTACTGGTCGTGCTATGTATAACCTTGGCGCACTCTCCGGTAAAGGTATTTGTGTATCGTTAGCAACGTCCTAGTCGGATATTCACCCAGCCCTCTCGGGTTGGGATGAGTATCGGAATTATTATTATTTATTTAGCATACAACTATGCGTACAGTATCACCACAAGATGTAATTTTAGACGAAGCATCAGCAAACGGAGCAAGCAAGCCAGTCTTTGTAAAGGATAGTCGTCATATCGTCATAGAAGTCGTCATGACAGGGTTTACGGGGACACTCAAGTTTTTGGGAGCACAAAAAGATACCGCGGATGGTATTGACTTTAGTGCATCTGCAAGCCTTGCAAACCCCATTGCATATATAGAAACCATTGACACGCAAAATACAACAACACCTATTACGGGGAACACAGGTATCACAGGAAGTGGTACGACAAGTGTCCTTTTCCTTGAAGTGAATAAAAACATGCTGACGTGGATAGGAGCAATCATATCAGGGTATTCCGCAGGTACGGTTACCGTAAAAGTTAGCCACGCAAACGACAACTAACTATGTCTGACATCATCGAGGAATTACAATCTGAACAAGAATTGCTTGTGCAGTCAATCAACACGCTTAAATCTGAACAAGAATTGCTTGTGCAGTCAATAGAAGCGACACGCGCAAACAAGGAGAGCATAGAGCGTGAAACAAATGACGCCATTGAGGCGATGCGTGTAAATCTCGCGTCTCAGAAGGAAGTATACGACACAGAAGTTGCGTATTTGACATCTCGTTTAGTGAATGCCCGCGCTGAACATGAAAAATCAATACAAGTACTGTCTGATGCATACAATGCAATGTCTACAAAAAACGAAGGCATGGGAGCAGATATAGAACGAAAGAAAGATGAAGAAGTATCGCTCACGGTAAAAATAAAGAAACTCAAGGACGATAAAGAGACATTGCAGACTGATCTTGATCAAGCCAAAGAAACCATATCATCAAAGCAGGATGATATAAAAAAACTTGACGCTATCATCAGCGAAAAAGAAGCACAGTATAAGGATGTTGTCTCAATCATTGATACCGCGAACGAACGTATCGCACACATGAAAGCCGAATACGAACAAGTGCAATCGAAACTTCGTGAGTCTGCGGAACGTGTGGAAACGTTAGATAACAGACTTCTTGTGTCAAGTGATATAGAACATGATATTGACTTACTCAACGAAACAAAACAATCTCTTGTTGAGGAAATAGAAATGCTTAAACGCGCTTCTGACGGATTACAAGAAGAACGGAAGGTGTTCGAAAGCAAAGTATTTGCATTTCAGGAACGTATTGCGAAACTTCGTGCTTCACAGGACACGATACGTGCATATTATGAACGTGCTGGTATTGCATATACACACATTGATTTTTAATTACCATGTCTTTAGAGATACCAAAATTATGGACACTGGAGAAATGCTCCGAATATATAACACCTGCAAATGCTGGTGGTCTACATGTGCGCATAAAGGGTACAAACAGGTATCTAAACTTCAATGACATAAACGGAGAACTTGGATATGGCATTCGCGATAACGCAGGAGACATTGAAGTAAAACACTCTGGTGGCTCGTGGGCAAAGGTTGGGATAGGTGGAGGCGGCATGTCAATCGGTGGCACTATCACCTCCGCGACTCAAGGCTCGCTCCTCTTCGCGGGGGCTTCTGGTGTCCTCGCGCAGGACAATGCGAACCTCTTCTGGGACGATACGAACAATCGCCTCTCTCTTGGTGCTGGGGCTTCTCCTTTGGCACGCTTGCACATAAACGGAGGCACAGGCTCTCTCTCCACCGGGCTTGTGTTCGGCGACGGGGATACGGGCTTGTATGAGGCAAGTGATGACGTGCTCCGGCTCCAGACTGCTGGGGCGGATAGGGTCGCGTTTGACTCCACAGGTATGACGCTCTCGCAGAGCATGTATCTGGGGAATACCACCTACGCCTCGCAATTCGGTATCATCTACAAAGACTCTGACCGCTTTATCCATAACTTCAATTATGGCAATAACGGGACGGTAACGACGGAGGGGCAAAACACCTTCCTCGGTATCAATGCAGGGAACTTCACGATGGGGTCTACGG